GTATAGATAAATTAACCTATTTTTTATCACTTCCTATTTTATCTTATCCGATTGTTTTTAATGAGTATTAAATGGGAAACGATAATTTGAAAAAATAATTTAAACGCTCAGTGCGATGATAAAGCCCTATCAATAGCAATAACAAAGCTAATGCCATACCTGCTAATGCATGAATAATATTTTTAAGTTGCCTTTTTATTTTGTAGTTGCTTTATTTTCTTGACTGAATAATAATAATAAGCAACCAAACAACGCCGGAGAAAAAAATGTCTATATCAGAACTAATGAGGTCATGCATAAGCACTGCAAATAAGTGGAGTTCAAGCAGAGCTGAAGCTGTATTTGGTGATGATTCACCAGAAGCAAGACAGATACAGAGAAGATTTAAAATAAATTCAGCTGCTGAGTACATTGGTGTATCTCGCCAAGCAATCGAGAAAGCTGAGAAAGATGGGCGCCTACCTCCTGCTGACTACACTGACAGCGGTGGGGCTGCACCACGCCCAATAAGAAAGGGTTATACCTTATCTCAAATAGACTCAATGCGTGATTACTTCAACACGCAACCACACAGACCTATGGATAGTGAACCGGTGATTGTCGCAATACCAGGTGGTAAAGGCGGCTGTTACAAAACTAGCACTTGCGCTAATTTCTCGCAGTGGTGTTCATTGCGAGGGTATCGCGTATTGGTTATTGATATAGATCCACAATCGCACCTTTCTATGTACTTCGGTTACCACCCCGAACTAAACACCAGTATTGATGACACGGTATTGCCATTCATGCTGGGTAATAAAGATGACCTGAGTTATTGCGTTCGCAATACAGCATGGCCAAAGCTAGATATCATCCCGAGCCACCTGCAAATGCAGCGCCTTGAGCGTGAGCTGCCTGTTGCAGATATCCCATATCAAACTCACACCATGCTGCAAGCCGGTATTGCAACAGTTGCTAGTAATTACGACATTATACTTATTGATGGCCATCCTGACTTGGGGATGGGGACAATGAACATGATCTGCGCATCGGATGTCACCTTGATAGCTACGTCTACCGAGGTAAATGACATCAACTCAACTACACAGCTGATGGCTTTAATTGCAGATATCTATGACGAAAACTCCCAGCTAGAAACAACGCACGAACCGGTTGTCCGGGTTTTACCAACAAAGCTTGGTGGCATTAGTTCATCAAGCCAAGCAAACCTGCGCGATTTGATGGCTATGTGGCCCGGACTTCCTCTAGCTAATGGAATACGGGTAACCGATGAGATAGGCAAAGGCCAGCGGCGAATGGCATCTATTTATGAACAAGCGGACGAGCAGCGCTCCAGCCCTGCGGCTTGGAAACGAGCTAACGATATTTTTGAGGCTACGTTCACAGAAATATTAGAAGATTTGATTAAACCATTTTGGAGAGGTTGATTATGAAAGGCGATGTGAATGTAGATGTAAAACCAAGCTCGGTTTCAGTACAAGCAGCTGGTGAGCAAAAAAAGAAAACATTACAGAAGCTACAAGTTCAAGCAGCTGCCAATAGCACTATGACCCATACGGTCCTTGGTATAGATGTAAAATTTACTTTAAAAGAGATCCCAGCAAAGCACATTGATAGGGGGACTATGGTTTGGCTTGGTAATGAGCGAAATCAAGATTTGCTAGATGCTTATGCTATTAGTGATTTAATTCCTTCATTTAAAGAGCAAGGGCAACAAGTGCCAGCGTTCGGCAGAGATATAAGTGGAATTGTTGAAGTGGCAGATGGTAGCCGCAGGCGTTTTGCAGCTCTTGAAACTATGCGACCATTTTATGTTTGGGTGGGTGAGCTCAGTAATGAGCAGATGCAATACCTTTCAGAAATAGGCAACCAATACAATCCGACATCGGCCTATGAGAAAGGCAAGCGCTATGCCGCCATGTTGAATACGTTGACGCAGGAACAAGTAGCCGAAACGGTAAAAGTATCACGTAAAGCAATAATGCGTTGCGTACAAACAGCAAGCCTACCGATTGAGATCATTAACTGTTTTCAATCACCAAACGAAATAAGCGCAAGACAAGGTGAGTTATTCTTTAAAGGCTACAAATCGCTGAGTGAAGAGCAGCAGCTGGAGCTGGTGGACTTCTGTGTGAACTGGTTAATACCAGAAAAAGGAACAGGCAAGTACGATAAAGATGGGCTAGTGACATTAATTTCCAGCAAGATTTTTACTGCCAAACCAAAACAGGAGCAGGTTCAACCTCGAGAGTTGGCTATGGGAGCTTCTGTTGTGGTTAAAGGTGGCAATGCAATAATTAACATACCTAAAGTGTCTGAAATATCGCTAAACCAGATAGAACGGGCGATTTCAAGAATACTAGAAGACGAAGCATTAAATAATTTTTAACCCTTAAATGACAAAACCCCTGCGCTAACAGGGGTTTCTAGACACAACCAAAACCGCCAGGAGAAGACTATGTCTGAACACGAGTATAACATCATCCGCAGTAAAAAATTAACCGATATTCCTAGCCTGCCAGCTCACTTGGTCATTAAATGGTTAAGTACACAACCAGAATTCATTGGCGAAGCTATCGCCAAGTGCTGCTACCAACAAATAGCAGGAGCATCACTATGATCAATGTCGACAAATTAAAGCAAGAGTTAAAAAAAGGCTTCATAGACTTTTTACTCGCACTGGGCATGTCAGCTTGTGCGTTAACTCTTTATTCACTTTGGCCTTAATTCTTAGGATGATCATATGAAGAATAACAACCTGCTTACTGATGTTATAGATGTGTCAATTAATTCTATTGATACGAGAGAAATTATTGTTGATAACTTTGCCGGTGGCGGAGGCGCTAGTACAGGAATGGAATTAGGTTTAAATCGCCACGTAGATATTGCTATTAATCACGACCAAGCGGCTATTGATATGCACAAGATGAACCACCCTGAAACCAAGCACTATTGTGAATCAGTATGGGATGTAAACCCAGTTGATGCATGTGAAGGTAGACCTGTTGGCCTTGCATGGTTTAGCCCTGACTGTAAACACTTTTCAAGGGCAAAAGGATCTACTCCAGTAAATAATAATATCCGAGGTTTAGCATGGGTGACTGTTAGGTGGGCAGCTTTAGTTCCTGTTAGGATTATTATGCTTGAGAATGTAGAAGAGTTTTTAACTTGGGGGCCTGTTGTGAATGGTAAGCCTTGTAAGGTTCGTCAAGGGGAAACGTTCAAAGGATTTGTTTCCGCTTTAACATCTGGAATGGGGAGGAAAAATCCAGCGTATAAAGATGTTTATAGCGCCCTATTTCGATGTAATTACGATATTAACGACAAGCTATCTATTTACAAAAAAATAAAGAATGGCCTTGGATATACCGTTGAATGGAAAACATTATCAGCTTGTGATTACGGGGCTCCGACTATACGTAAGCGCCTATTTATAGTTGCCAGAAACGACGGAAAGAATATTCAGTGGCCAAGTCCAACACATGGGAAAAATCTAACGCCCTATAGAACAGCAGCTGACATAATTGATTGGAGTATTCCTGTTAGATCTATTTTTAACCGGAAAAGGCCTTTGGCACCTAATACTATGAAACGGATAGCCAAAGGGTTAGATAGATTTGTTATCAATTCAAAGGAACCATTCATAGTACCTGGTATGTGTTCTACACCTTTTATTACTGAACACGCAAATTCGAGCAGCCAGAGGAATATGTCAGCTGATGAACCGCTAAGAACAATTTGCGCCCAAGTTAAAGGGGGCCACTTTGCGGTAGTACAGCCTATTATTCAAAAAGTTGATGAGATAACACCTACTCACAACACTCTATTCACTAGCTACATGATAAAAATGAGAGGGACTAACATAGGGCATCGCACGAATGAGCCTGTTCATACTATTTCTGCTGGGGGCTTTCACATTGGAGAAGTGAGGGCTTTTCTTGTCGAATATTACGGAGCCGGTAATGCTCACCGTTTAGATAAACCACTACATACTATAACCACTCGAGACAGATTTGGATTAATTACAATTAAAGGTGAAGACTATCAAATTATAGATATAGGGATGAGAATGCTTGAACCACACGAGCTGTTTGCAGCACAAGGTTTTCCATCAAACTACTCTATAAGCCATAACTCGAACGGGAAAAAGTTATCAAAAGCAAGCCAAGTAGCTAGATGTGGCAATGCTGTTTGCCCACCGGTGGCTCAGGCTTTAGTTTCGGCAAATATTTCTGTTCAACGCAGGCTAGCTGCATAGTTCAATATTGAGAGGTGTGAAATGGATACAATAATTCTAAGCGAGATAGTGAAATGCTGGTCTTGCGACTATGTTCAGTCGATAAGAGAAATTAGGCATAATGATGGGGACTGCATTAAGTGCGGGGTTGAAATTGATTTAACAGAAAGTCCATACGCAAAAGGCAGCAACGATGAGTGAAGATGATGACGCTAAAGAAGAACAGCCAAACTTTCATGATGCCGTAATTAATTTAAAAAACTTATTAATTAAAGAACTTCGTATCGATAAGTTAGTTGATAAAATAGCTAAGATATTAAATTGAATAAAAAACTCACCCAAATAAAAAACCGCCACTCAAGGCGGTTTTTTTATTATCCACAACTTATATCAATCAATGTCTTTATACAGATTACGCGCGCCGTTAATTGAAACGGACAGCAACACTAGTAGCATTAGCACACTGAGTGCAAACTTTAGCAGTGGAAATGCTGTATAAAAAAACATTGGGTCGAGCGATGTGTGATGCCGAATTAGCCTTTCAATAATAGATGCAAAATTAACAAAGATAGAGCATGTAAAAATGATAATTACTGCTACTTCATTCGCTGTTAACTTGTATTTTTCACTTGATTCTCTGGCAAACTTACTAACACCTGGAATAGACAAGTCAGCAATAATTCTCGCTGTATTTTGCCTAAACATGATGAGCATTATGATAAAAAAATCAAATACTGAAATAGTAAAGTAATACCCAGTTCCCCATTGGATGATGCTGCCATAGCAAACAACGTCTAGAGTCTTCATCAGAATTAGTGAAAACATTAACCATCGAATATTCGGTGAACGCCAACTGACGGCGAACGCGAATAACATGATGCCCCATGACAACAGATTAAAGTGAACCTGAGAGGCGTGCAATTGTGCCTGGGTTATCATATGAATTAACGAGGGTCTGGTTGACCAATGCCACCACTGACTGACATAGCACTCAATTGGACAGTTGGTCTAGCAATAGCACCTTCTATTGGCTGTTCAAGCATCTTAGGATCAGGCTGTCCTATGCCACCACTCACTGAAAGAGTGACAACATCATCTGCCAATTTCACTTCCTTTTGAGAGTTAAGTTCCATTCTTGGATCTGGTTGGCCTATTCCACCGCTAACTGATAACGCTTTTGGATTGGTATTAACTGTTGTTTGCTGAACTTGTTGACTTACTTTCACTTTCTTCATCCTTTTCTTCAGTGAGTGTGGTTAATTGCGGGAACAAATTACTTGTTGATAATCCTACAATCATGCACAAATGTAAAAACTCTGAGAGATTTGGTTCTGATGTACCATCTTCCCAGTTATAAATGGTTTGCCGACTGCGACCCATCTTGGTCGCTAACTTTGCAACACTTAAACCGCCAGCCAATCTAAGAGAGTTGATGATTTTGAATGTTGGTAACATAAAAACCTTTAAAGCTTTCACCAAGGGTTTGCATACTATTCATGCCAAATATCATTAACAGTATCCAGTGTTATGGATAACATCATAATGTCCAATTTTTTAGGCATATACAGTGATAGCATAACCTGAAATGGATTTCACGGTGGCTAGCAGAGGTATTGTAATCGGTATTGAACCCTATACAAACTCTGAACTAACAATCCTTTTTGAAACCAAAGCACCCTTGCCTTGCTCGGCTAGATTTTAAACGTCAAGGGTACTGTTGTTTGTGATCAATGAGGCAATAATTAAATGGATATTAACGCATATGAATAAACAGGATTTAGACATCATCAACAAGCTTGAACTTTTAGCAGAAGTGTTAGAGCCAGGAACCGTGATTAGCAAAGATATGAGTATTTCTTTTCAATACGCGCTAAAAAGAGCCGCAAATGAATTGAAATCGCATAGAGCTAACCGTCCGGCCTTGTCGCATACAGCATAGACCTTGCCCCACTTTTTGCATTGCTCGTTGTAATCACCTTGTCAATAGACCAATCTCCCGCCATATAGGCGGGAAATGAGCCATCCAACGTAATAATACCTTCAGCAACCAGATATGGATTAGCCGGTACATCAAGACGGATTGCATTTGCCGTTCTCCAAGCCTTTCTTAAAACACTTTCGCATTGTTGCTTTGCTAAAAGTTCAGACTCGAATTTTTGAGGTAATCGCTTAAACGGCGCCTCTCCTACTGAGACTTTAATTTCTTCCCCTGACGCCTGATTTAACCACATGGCCCAAACACCTTTAAATCGGCTTCGACTAGGGAAATCAATACTCGCGTTGACGAAGTTGCTACTTGTCGGAACGTTATTTTTAGGCAGGCTAAATACGACCGGCGTTAACGTTTTGCCTGAAATAGACTTAACTTGCCCTCTTCTAGCCATAATATATAAATCATCTACTGGCTTGGCCACAGCATCATATTTACGTGCGATGCGTGTTAAAAATGCCATATCAGTTTCATCATTCTGATCAATATGGTCTATGGAAATATTGTCTAAATCAGCAGCTATCCTTGGGCTAAGACCATGCCTATTAACTAACTCCCTGAATATTTTGCCAACCGTCGTATTTTCCCACGTCTGACTTCTTCTTAGCTTAAACCCAGTTTGATCAGCAACCTGAAATCGTGCTGCAGTTGCAATGATGGTTACACGGTGAGGCCATAACGAAGGAGTTATCCGAGTAATGATAAACTTACCTTTATCAACCAAAGCTGGCTGACCATTTACACTTGGTCCCCAAGAGAACCCAATTTGTTCATCCTCGTCTGGTAAAGAATCTAAATCAGGAGCAGCTACGGTTATCATCACCTGATCTGTTTGTTCACCAGACACATCAGTATGCTGCCAAGACATTAACAACGCATTAATAACAGACGACCCTTTACCTGTAAATCTAGCGTGAAATTCATATGCTAATCCCATACAGTTACCACTCTTTCTGTATTAGGCTTTGGTTTGTCAGGTAATACAACAACCACGCCGGCTGGATACTTTGGTTCACGTAAAGCCAGTTTAGGGTTTAACGCCCAAAACATCGCCTCTAGTGCATCATCATCGGTACCGAAATAACGATATAACAACCGCCCTACAGTATCACCTACGCGAGTCTCTACTATTTTAGTCATTAGCAAATTCCTCTAACTGTAAAGAAAAATCAGTGACCATAGCGGTACCATCATCAATAATTCGACTTTGCTTCTCAGTAACCTGCATTATTTTCCAGAGTCCTAAATTGTAACCGTAATTATCAGTTAGTAAGACTGGCTGGAACTTATTTTTAATGTCACGTAACTTATCGATAGACGTCATGCCTTCTTCGCCAAACCACTTACCTGAAAGAGAGAGTGTGTCCAAAGGAGATGACGTGCGCTGGCTAACCGGTTTACCATTAATAATATCCAAATTTAACCAGCCCCCCTTAGCTTCCCTGCTAAGAGAGTCGTAAGCTGTACCTTCTGCCACGCCAAAGATAAAAGCGGGACTGCTATTATCGTTTGGTACCGACATTGTGAGCTGATTCAATACTATTCACTCCTATCCATTAGTGCGCCATCCATTCTAATGTCCACACTGTTACCCGCCATAACACCAATAAGATCCGTCTTCATTCGTTCAACCAAGCGATTAACCATTTCTTCATCATTAGCTTTGTTGCCAGAAGAAGGAGGGATAGTTATCTGAGGACTGAATACGATATGCTTAGTGCTGTTTTGACTAACGCTGCTGGCTAGTTTTTCTGGTGAGGGCAGCTTATCAACAACTTCTGGTAGCGAACCTTCGCCATCACTTGAAAATAAATTGCCAATTTTCCCACCAAGAAAACTGCCGAACTCACTTCCGGCCAACCCACCAATCGCACCACCGATTAGCGTGCCGATTCCTGGGAATATCGCAGTACCAAGAGCAGCGCCTGCAGCTGCACCACCTAAACCACCGACCATATCACCTGCAGTGGTACCGATCTCTTTTGAGTCGCTATTACCAATGGCTGATGTTAATGCAGCTCCTTGCATAACGATGTTAAGAGGTCGAACAACTTTACCTAACATGCCTGCGCCGGTAGCCAGAGCGCCCTTTAATGGCAAGCTGCTGATAGTATCACCAGCCATGCTAACCGCATCAGCTCCGGCCATAGCGAGATCTGAAGCATTGGCGCTAGTCGCTAACATTGATAGCGCGGTACCGCCACCAAAGATGGCAGCGCGCTTACCCCATTTACCGCCTTTGCGCTTCGAACCCGCCACAGGTGAAGCGTCATTTGACCCAAACGGTAAATAATCGAGCGCGCTGCTACCAAGGCTCATTAAGCGGCCAAGCTTACCGCCTCGAGCTCGAGCGCGACCACGTTTTCTGGTGGTATTTCGGCCACCAAAACTTGAGTTACCTCGCCCCATCCGATCCATAGCACGTGATAAGCCATTTAATCGTGATGTGGCGCGAGATGCTGACGCTGATGTAGCATCTAGAGTGCCGCCCATTTTAGCGCGGCCTAGACTCGCATAGTTCTTACCTTGCCCTAGCAGTAACTTCCCGGCTTTAAATGCTATAACAGCAGTCTTTATCGCCAAGAAAGCAGCAGGTACCGCCATCAGTGCGGCGGTCATACCCGGTGCTTCAGAAGCTAATGACGTAAGCGTTTGCACTGCAGGTGTCACTATATCAAGCACTGCGCCAACGTAAGGCAGCACGCTATCACCAACAACAGTAAATAAACCTGTCATCGATGCGGTGAAAGCTGATATTTTTCTCTGCGCGGTTGCGGCTTGAATATCGAACTCTTTTTGCATTGAGCCTGTAAAATTAGTGTCTTTTTCGATGAGCTTGAATGCCTTTCGAAAGTTATCTAAATTTTGCAGTAATGGGGCAATTGAACCGATTGATTCAGAACCAAACAAACTCTTCATTAATGCCGTTTGTTCAGACTGATCTTGATCCTTTATCGACATTAAGACCTGTTCTACGGTCTTAGGCGCATTTTCTTGCATATCCCGCGCAAGTTGAACTGGGTCAAAACCTAGCGATTCCAAGGCACTTTTCTGGCCACCACTAGCGGCATCACCTGCTGTTAATCCTAATAACAGGTTTTTTGTCGCGGTAGCACCCATCTCTGTATTTGCAGAGCCTGACAATACTGCAGCAGACAATGAAGCGGCTTGAACTTCATCAAGACCAGCACTGGTTATTACCGCCCCTTGTCTGACTAAAACCTCAGTAATGGCTTTAGCATTGGTTGCCATGTTGTCACCAACATAGTTGACAGCATCGGCAAGACGAACAGCCTGCTTTTGACTCAGGTTCATCGTCGTGCGCCACTTCATCATAGAAGCGCCGGCTTCGTCTGCAGTCATATCAAATGCAACAGACATTTTTGCGGCAGAGCCAGCAAAATCAAACAATTCATCTTTCTTAATGCCGTTTCGACCACCTTCGGCAATGATCCCAGCTAAGCCTTCTTGATTAATACCCAAGCGTGGAGCTTCGGTAATAATTCTTTTCCTCATGACTTCAAGCTCATCTTCGCTTGCGTCGTTAACGGCTTTTTTTACATCAGCAAATGCCGCTTGATAATCAACAGCAAATTTGATTGGTACAGCCAAAGCTGCGCCTTGTAGTGCGGTTTCAACAGCTTTCCCACCTAGTTCTGAGCGAGCATTACGATTGGCTTCTATACGGCTTTGAGCTTGCTTTACTTTTGCAAGTTTTTTAGCTTGCATGTCCAGTGCAGTATTAGCACTTGTAATGCTACTTTTAAGCTGTCTTTGAGCTTCGCCTAATTTGTGAGTCTGAATGCCAGAATCACTTAAAGTCCCTTTTAATTTATGTAACTTAAGCTGTTGCTTTTCATAAGAGCTGCTGAGTTTATTGACCTCCGCTCGACTGCGTTCGTAAGCAGTTTTTGCTTCTAGAACCGACGTTTTCATCGCCTTGGTAGGCTTCTCTGTCGCAGTAAGTTGAGCTTGTAACTGTTTATGCTCAACCGCCAACGCCGCTGTTTTAGCTTTGGCTTGCGACATTTGAATCGTCGAATCATTGAGCTCATGCTTTAAAGAACGATAAGCATCAACATGGCCGGCGGTAGCATTAAGTTGTTTTAATTCCTGCTTCTGTTTTTTTACACCTTCCGTGAAAAGTTCAGAAGCAGTTGCAGCAGATTTGAACGGCGCTGAATACTGATCCAGTGCCGATATAGCGATTTGATACTTATTCATTGGTTTTTAAGCCTCTCTATCGCTAGATGAAAACGCCGCAACGCGACGTCCGAGCGCATGTTACGAATAAACTCATCGCTATATGAGTACACTAGCGGTAGGTAGTCGCAGATTACTTCAATATCTCGTCTTGAAAGTAGTCCGCCGTTTGTTGCAAAAAATCACTAATTCGCTCTTGGGTATAATTCCAATCCTGAGTCGCTAGTCGATTAAGCTCAGTCTGGCTTAAACCAGTGACGTCCTGAGTAATGTAATCATTGCGATCTTTTTCAGGCAAAGAATCCATAATGTCAGACACTTGAACTGTTGGGATTTTAAGTTCGATATGATTAATTATGTCGCCATTGTCGCCCGTGATTGGCACTAATAATTGCGGGGAGTTTTTATTAAATTCTTTACCTGCACGTTTATACATTTCTGGTGTGGACAGCGACACGTAATCAGAAATAATTCGTTTAATACTGTTGCAATCAGGAAGCGCTAAACGAGTAAACTCACTCGCTGATAAACCACAACTCAACGTCGCTAATTTTTCAAATATAACTCGCTCTTTAGGGTCGTCGCCCTCTAATGCTTTAATGTGACTTGCACGAGTAAGTGGCTTAAAAGTTAGCTCGGTGATTTGTTCTTGCTTGTCACCTTTAATTGGCCAAGCGAGAGTTAAGCGGTTTGGAGTCCACATGATTTATTAATCCTCAAAAAAAAGCCCAGGCTCAAAAGAGGCTGGGCATAAAGAATGCGACCATGGTCGCATTTGTTAGTGTGAAATGATTTTAATTACGATCGGCCGATATTGCGACGATGATCAGCCATGATATCACCTTGACCAAGATCGATTTCTTGAGTCTCGGTGTTAATGTTATACATAACCGTACCATTTTCAGTTTTCTTATATACTGACGGAACAAACTCAATCGTACATCCCGGCTTGCTGCCCATTTTTGCAGGGTCTTCTTTAATGCTAGTGATTTCGCCCGTGTAAGAATAATGCAGCGCATACGCTTTTCCTGCTTTATCTTGTTGCGACTCTTTGACATCGATTTGAACAAACAGACCTGCTTTAGCTCCGTATGCTTTTAATACATCGATACCGACACCGATCACTTTGATAGATGCCTTCATCGACTCGAGGCCAACCATGATCTGCCCCGGCATTAATCGACCACCCCCTTCATCTTCCATTTTTTTGGCAATATCTGGAGGCGTATGTTCATCAAGCTCACCAAACAACTTATTGCCTTCGATGGTTGCTTCTTGCAGCATTCTTGTACGTTGCGACATTTATAGAATCTCCCCTAAAAACTGTTCAATAATTCCAGCGTCTTCATTAAGCTGGTAAACCATATGCTCATTTGGCGGGAACGATGCATAGCGAATAGCAATATACCAAGTACCATTTCGGTAACTTTCAATGCTATTTAGCTCTGGATGAAGTACAACTTCTGCACCAATGATTTCTTCATTCGCTTTTAACGAAGCTAACCACACATTAAGCTTGGTGATTTCTTGCTCCATAAAGCTTTTAGAGAGATTTTTACTCATCGCTTTTTGGCCTGTTGCAGCCAGTTTGCGACATAGTGATTGCTCTAAACACACTTGATTGATAAAACGGCCGGTAACCGAGCGATTACCTATCAGGCTTATGCCACCTAAATCGGTAGCAGCAAAATAAGAAATGCCATTTTTGTTCAGCAAATTACCTTCAGTGCTCTTATCCAAAATGTTATAGCTAATCGTGCGTTGTACGTCTTTTGCGTAGGTACCTTGATTACCAGGCGATTCATGAACAGGCATAGAAGCATGACAACCGACAGATAATAACGACGGTGGTACATAGATATTAGCTGATGCATTTTTACTATAAATAGCCGGTTGAGGTTCAACTAAGTAAGCCGCATCATAACCAGTACCTTCGCCACCCAATGTCCCTGAGTACGCAATAACCGCTGATGTGTTAGTGCTAGTACCATCTAAATGCGGACAAGCAAATAACTTCTTAGCCATGCTAACTAGCTCGTCAGCACTATCCTTCATGTGTGTGTAACCAGGTGCCGCAACGATAGTAGGTTTTTCACTACACAGTTCAATAGCAGCAATACCGGTACGCTGACCAGTGCTAGCATCAATGCCGCCAATGATATTATTCATCGTTTCAGAGTCATCTGCACCGACTTCAACAACAATGACATACTGAGGCACAGAAACTTTTTTCATTGTTTCTGACGTGGCGTGAAACAACCAACCCTTTTCATCACCAGTAGTATCGAGCTTTGCTGCATCCGTTTTGTTTGCTACGCGAAATGGCACGTTATACGGCACATCAGCATGCTTATCAGGAGCAGTGCCAACCCAGCACACTACATGACTACCCAGCGGCCCCATCGGAGTCGGAAGTGGATTACGTTCAATCGTAATACCATTATGTTCAAATTGTGCAATTACAGGCATTATTTGCCTCCTTTATCCAATGTTATCTTTTGAGTGATAAGTAGCGCTTGCGACTCACAATCGAGTAGCTCTAGCAATTGGCCCGTTCGAGTCCAATGCCCACGCCACGGAAATGGCACTGTGACCACAAATTTTTTTCTTTTGTTCACTTGAGCAGCTGAAGAACCTGCTTTGCTATTGCTTGTCGCCATAATATTTCCAAGCCAATTGGCTAATTTTAGTGATAAAAAAACCGGCTCAATGGCCGGGGTATGTTTCAAAAAACTACGTTTTAAATTCATTAATAAAATAGAATTACATAATTAAAACAGCCTGATAACTATGCGGTTTTACGTAACACATCGAGCTTGATTTTTGCGACTGTAAAGGTATTCGGCGGTAAATCTATATTTGCCTCAACATCTGAGTAACAGTATTGACCCGAGGTCGGGAAATTAAGTACCGCTTCAAATACACCGTTAACAACATTCACAGGGAACAGTATCAATCGCCCATCATCACGACGAATCGGCATAGAGAACGTTCTATCTGGAATATTCAATGTTCCCTTAACAGTAATGTTCTCTAGTTCATTACATGTAATGTGTGTAAAGTCACTATTAACCATTGTTGCAGACAACACAGAGGTGATATTAATTTGAATAGGGTTGCTATCAGCTGGCTCATTAGTTATTAAATTAATAAACGTATTTGTACCAGGCTGATATTCAGCACCAATTAAACTTAAATCGTATGTATCTATAATTACATGTTGCTCTGACTCAACTTCACTAGATAGTTGAGATACACCAATGACCACATTAAGGCTATTTAAAACAGCATAGTTTTTCATGCTTTTATTCATATTCAATTAACTCCCATCCAACCGTAGAGTAAAAACCGCCACCGCCATAAAATCGAATTTTAGTTTCACTAAATAGGTGGGCGTACCCTTCAGGTCTAGACGCTATTGAATTGTAACCAGCACCAAAGTGAATACAATTTAGTGTGCTTTTACTCATATTTACAGCGGAAATAGTCATATCTACTGTACTATTGACAGTAACTAGCCCTCGTTGAATAGACTTAACTCCGCCGCCCCCTAATGTGCTTAAATCCATTAAAACCCTCCTACATATCTAAGTTGATTAGCTGCAACGCATTCAAAAAATAATGTGCCGCTTTTGCCTTCAGGCAGCCAATGATTTAATTCGCTAATACCGTTAGCTACATCGATGTTTACGGTGCCTATAATATCTACTCGCCCCAGCTTGCTGAATTTTTGGATTTCAACAATATCACCCGCTATCAGCTTTGTAGCGTCTAGAGTGACGGTAGCTGATTGACCTTGGTCAAAAACAACAACTTCGCGTTGAGCAAGACCTATGCAGGTATGCATTAATAATGGGTTGCGGGTTAATTTATGCGCTAATCGTGATGTCTTTCTATCAACGTATTCCCTTGTGGCCTGTACTAAGCTAGGGTCAATTGATAAGGTTAAGCTAGCTTGGTCGCTAATCGAAAAATAAGCTTTCAACGGTAGCTCTACCAGTAAATTCCCGCTGTTTGCTGGCTTCTGCCACGCTGGTATTAAGTGAACAGCAAACAGCTTATTATCAACTGTCCAGTAGCCTGCAATTCGGCAATACTTTCCTTCGCCTACATCGTGAGGAACTAAACCTTCTGCTATGTATCCGGCCCCTTCTGAGTTTGGATACACATCAATTAAATTCCGCTTGTCCCATTCACCTGGTATAGCCGTTAACGCTTTAAGCGTTTCATACGTTGGATTAAACGTATCACTGGCACCGTCACCGATTGAAAACTGCTTTAGCTTTAAGCTAACGCCAGAAATGGCAGCGTTCTCAATTAATGACTCACCCATGCGAGTGATAATCACACCTTGATTTATTAAGTCTTGATTCATTTTACTGTTACCTTAAATGCTGAAATTACAGCGCCAGCGCTATAGATATGACCTCTGGCGGATAAAACTGGCGGTATCCATGGCCCTACAATCAAACGAGGTGCCAAATACACGGCTCCGCCTACATAAATCTTTCCAGATTGTTTAACTCCGACACCCAAACTGAATACATCTCGCTCAGATTTTGCTTCAATAATTCTCTGATTCAGTCGTTGTAAACGATCTTCATCTGGAGCAGCTGTTATCCAAACCCGTACTCGCATGTGATAGGGTTCGCCGCCATATTCATGCCAGCGTTGTATTTCTGTTTCACCATTAAGACCGTCGAGTGCGAGGCGAATGCCTGCCCTAGTACCTGATAGCTTAAAGACCTGGTATTGATTAGCCGTTGTAGAACGTTTTTCAACTTCTGAGTCAGATGATGACCAATCAACAACCTGTCTCTCAGCTGCTAAATAAGGCAATGCATTTAATAGCGTCTTATTTGCATTTAATAAATCAGGGTATATGGAAGGCGTAGCATAAAGTGCTTCGCTAAATGCTAGCTCTAATCCGCGCTCTAATGCACTGCGGTTATCAGGCAGAAAGCTATAACTGCTCAACTCTGACGGTGATGTTAATTGACTCAAGATATGGTGCCTCACTATACATACAACGAATGGGCTCTGTGGGAGAAAGCAAGTCGGCTCTATGTGCGCCAGAAGACTTAAGTAACACGTTATAAATCATAGATAGTTCAACACTCCCTCCAAGCCGCTGCTGGCCAACGCCATATTCTTGTAGCGTTTTTTCTGCAGCTGCTTTGGCTAATAACTCATCGGCACCGGATCTAATATAAAGAACAGCCTCACATGACCACGGCTTAATTATGGGTGATTTGACTGTGATCAAATCAGTCTCTTGAGCTATATCGTCACGTTCCATATAGAGCTGAGTTGCATCGATTAATTCTTGCGATGGTGACCCATTTCCGTCATGAGCCAAGATATAACAATCAACTACGCCCGGGGTGACTTGCCTTGCCTGAGCATCTTTGGTCTTACCTGCATCTTCATGTTCTGAAAATTCATATGTCACTACGACTTTATTAGGTTCCACACTTTCGACTTTAACCGTCGGTCTGCCACCCAGTGTCATTGCATGAAAACGATAGCCAGAGCGAGTTCCTGTACTAGCAAGCGCGTAGGAGGCAAGGTAGTATCGAGTTAACAGTGCCTCGTTATTTTCCATTACTGGTGGTACCGGCGGATAAGCATTCTGATCACCGGCTGATAACACTAAACGCTTCACGCCAAGCTGACTCACGATTAAGTCAACCATGTCATTTTCTGTTGCATACATGCCAAACATTTGTTGAGCCTGAGCATTTATCTTTCTTAAATAACTTTGCAAAATGACTGTAAACGCTTCTGTAAATTTAGTCAGCAGCTCAGCTTCATTAGTAAATGTTTCTCTAACTGATTCAGCATCTTCTTTAGAGTACTGTTCGATGTGTTCAAGTACGCGGTCCTTAACACTAGCAAGTAATAACTCAAAGTCTGGTGTGGTTATAATTTGCGGTAAAGGTAATGGGTTTTTATGTGGAAACATCTAGCGCTACCTCTTAAACTTCAATGAGAAATGGTTCAATTAACTGACCATTCCATTTCCCCTCAAACCGCAAAGTAATTCCATTGCTATGCCGAGTGGCTACTACTCGATTAGGTTTGAAGTCGCTAATGCCATTTTCAGCATTTAAAAACGCTTCCATGGAATATGTTTGAGCCAAGGAAAGTAAGCTGCCTGATGTTGGTTTGCTTAATAGCGAAGGTAGTTTTGAACCAAAATTACGACGTTTTTCTCTGGTACCAATTTGAGTGCTCATAACCTGAGTTACACGGCTAACAAACTGGTCGAACCCGGTGAGCTTCTTACCCGACAATCTATCTATACCAACCATAGTGACCTCTATTGCTGTTGATTTGGTGCGCTGGTATTGGGTGTTGCATTCGGATGATCGTGACCATTGTAAATAGTTCTATCTGCCGTCATTGAACGAGTTTTATCCGAGATATCAGCGTCGGACTTTATATCGCCAGTGCAATACAACAGCGCTGTGTTAAACGTCACTTTATCCGGTACCACAAATTCAGCTTCACCTGCAGCCATGGCCACAGTTAATTTGTGCAATTTGTGGTTGTAACGAACTGAGGTATCGTCTGGATACACTCTGACAGTTTCATCAGGATCGTTACTTGGCAGAGGAAACTTATCGCTTGGAATACCAATCAATGCGACAGTCATAGATGAGTTGTCGCCACCACCGAAATTAAGCAAAATGACTTGTTCATTTATGCTAGGCAAACGATATTCAGCAACATCTCCAGCGCAAGCAGAAAACCACTTTATAAATGGCGTTTTATTCTCACCATACTTAACTTTTATTCTTTGGTGATTCTCAGAGTAACTCGCCACTTTTCCAAGACGGATAAGGCCACGGTGACAACGAGAGAGATCTTCTATTTGCGACTCTAGTTCAGCCAGCTTTTCAATCAGTGGCGCTAGAGTGCTTTCTATTTGCTGGTTAAGTAGCTCAAGCATTGCCAACCCTCTCATATTCTCCCGCATCAGACTCATCATCTGGATTTACGGCAAGGTTAACGTTAATCACTGTAGGTTCGAATGGAACATCACCGAGATAAACGGTTTGATGGAATGAAACGGCCCACCCCTCAAAAGCATTTTCGCCTGTTGCTAGCATTCCTGCTGAACCTGATATGTGTTCAGGAAAATCAACAGCTTCACCCAAGCCCCAACAATTCGTTTGAACGACCCGGGACACTGCACTCGCTAAATCAAGTGCCTGTAGATCAGCGTTCTCAATTGCACGACTAACAATGCAATGAATAGTGAATTCAAGCAGCTGCGAATGACGGCCATCACTAAATAAAGAAACCGGATTAAAACCATCAACTTCAACATATATTTCAAGACCTGAGACTGTCTGAGAGTTAAAGCTGGCATATGGGAGTATCTCTACGCCACCCCCAATACTTGCCATTAGTCCGCTAATGACAGCATCATAGAATTCACTAGGCTTACTCAATGTTAAGTGCGTATTTAAGCTCATGGGATAATAATTCTCGGTAGCGCTGATTAATCCTCGATTCAAAACGCTGGATTATTCGTTCAGCAGGTTGTTCAATATCAATGCCAACAACTTGAAGTGGGAAGCGACCTTTTAATTTAGGGTCGCTCAATGTTCGAGGCTTTCGACTGCGATTTTCACGAACAACATCGTGCTGCATGACTCTATTTCTTCGGGCTCGAATGTAAACTTTTTCTTCACTGCCATAGACGGCCTTATGAAATGCGCCGTCATACTGTCGCTTAGCGACTTTAGTGCCTGCTTGGTTCTGACTAGCTTTGCCGGTCAAGTGAGCTCCGATAGCTAACAAGCCAATCCATATATTGGCTTCACCGGGTCGCTTTGGGTTTGTCCCAACGACAAATCGGCTTTTTAACGGTTCTTGCTTAATTCCTAGCTCTTTGCCTAGTTCTCGCATTGAGTGAGTTCTTAGCCATTGAGCTGTCTTCTTAACGGCCCGGTTAACTGCCACCGTGACTTTGACATTCATGCTAATCAGTTCAGACGTAAGATCTTGAGTAGCACCATCAAAATTAAGTGTTAAAGTGCCTGCGTTATTTCTGCGATCACGAAGACCTGACTGATTAAAGTTACTTGAGGAAATTGCCATCGTGACGACCTCTACTTCGAGTGCACAGTACTATCACTGATGTAGTTGCATCAGGATAAAACACATCAGCAACATGACGTTCGCCAAGCGGCGTCTGTACGCTAGCACCTTCTACTTGTGTTTTATTAATTCGACAATTAAGCACTGTTAAAGCGCCTTCTTCTGCGATAAATATCGCTCGATTATCTCTTCCGTTGTCTGGTTCTAGTTTTACGTCAAAAATAGCTTTGATATCTAAATTGCCACCGTCTTTAAGTTGCAGACGAAATTTAGATGCCATAGCTTTCTCTATTGCTAAATCACCAATAATCATAGCTGCGTCAAATACTGAATTAAAATCCATGATTACCCTTAATAAAAAACGGAGCAGCAGCTCCGTTTTTTTTAAAAAAATCGCTGACTACTTAATGCGGCCAACAAGACACGCGACGTTGCTATTAACAGCGTCAAAAGCAATATCTTCAGGAAGATTTACACGCTGACCACGGAGTACAGTGACTCGCTTACCGTAAACGTTACAACGAAAGGTACTCGTTGCTTCAACTTCCACGTCACCATTGGAAAGGCCGTTAATTTCAACATCACCGACAGCGATTGAACTTGCCAGATCACTTGGAACTCCTGTCGCTGCACTGACTTTAACTTCAGTAGACGATGCCTGTGATTCTGGTTTTTTTTCAATTAAAGCTGGATCTGCTTGCGCAGCAGAATCGTCAACGTTTCCAGTGGATGTTTGAGTATCAGAAGAGTTACTTTCTGCATCATCGTCGGGCAATTTAGCTTCCAGTTGATTGATGATATCTTCTAGTTCTGCAATGGTTGTTTTGTCATCGTACAAATGCTGATCAACCTTCAATAATTTGCAAAGATTATCGATTTGGTCTTGGTATGGTTTCTTTTTGGTAGACATAAATACTCCAAATAAAAGGCTGACTATGATGTCAGCCTTAAACTTTTATTAATCGACAATAATCACCACGAACGTATTTGGCGTAGCCATATACGGAGCTGGCGCAGATTCTGTTTTAGTACAACGTACCGCAGGATCATTACCTTCCGTCCAGTCTTTAGCATAACGTTCTGCTTGGTCTAGACCTTCATGTTGAGCATGTAAATCTTGAATAGCACCATACAAGCGCAAACCACGAGCAGCTGTATGGCCAAGGATCATCACATTGTTTGGTAGCTGTTTTTTAGTTGAACCATCACGGTCTGTGTATTCTTCATTCACGACCCAAATCCCGACGTCACCCAAGAACCCTTTAAAGCTAACTGCTTTACCAAGGTCTTTTAATGTGGTCTCAATTTCAGACATTGAACCGCGACGAGTTTCAAGTGCATCTTTGAACGTTTTGAATTTACGAAGCAGTGAATAGCTCTTAGGATCTAAAACCATGATATCAATTTCAGAGTCAGCAGCTTCGGCATACTCTTCAATATCAGCGACAATGTCGTGATTAGAAAAATCTAACTGACTCCAGCGCTCTGCACCGAGTAGCGTGATGTTATTTTCAGCGCGACGACCTGAGCTGATCTCATAAGGCTCTTCGATATTTTCGCCTTCAACCATATAAGCGCCATATACCACCATTTGAGTCGCCATCCACTCTTCACGCATTGCAATGGCTTCTTCTTCATTTTCCAAGTTCTGCATTACAATCGCGATTTGTCGATCACCCGCACTCATAGTGCCAGCAAAGCTTTCACCTGGGCGGCGCTTGATTGAATTTGCACTGTTAACGGTATGCTTTGACTTCACATAGCCGGGTTTGAACGATGTGGTGTTAAAGCCTTGATTGCGGTCAATCGCACCACCAATCAGTGGGGAACAAAAAGGAGCAATTTTCACTTTGTTAGGAATTGTATCTAAGTCCACTTTTTCTGTTGCGAAAGTATGGACCTCGGGGAAGAACATTCTTAAAAAGAAGTTGTCTTTACGAATGCCGGCTTCTTTGATCGCTAATAATAGCGCTCGAGGAGTAAAATTATCCATGTAGAATCTCTTTATCTAAAGATTAAAAAAAACGACAAGATTACTCGTCGTTTACACTAATAGCGGTGCCTTGAAATGCAGCGCGCTTTTGCATGTCGGTTAGACCATCTGGCCAGTTCATTTCACTGACTCGATAAATACCTGACACCAATACGGCTTTACGTTCATTAGATGCGGCACCAGCGGCGACACAAGCACTTAATGCGACTGCTTTACCTGCTGTACCATCCCATTTCACTAATAATGCTTTATCAGTGTCATCTTCCATTAGCGGCGTTCTTACTGGAAAAACTTGACCAGCTTTAACATAGCGCTGCACGTGATCACCCTGCTTAATTACAGAGTCATCGGGTGTATATGTTTGCTTATCCATCATTAGTCCTTACTTTCGAGTAATACCGACAGACGAAAGCAACGCTGAAACCTGCTTATCCTCATCTGATCCATTAATATTTTCAGCTCCTGTTTCCAGAGACTGACCATGACCTTCGTGTAATGCAGCTAAGGCTTCGCCTGCTACATTTGAAGATACTAAAGGCGCTGCAGCCAAAATACCTTTTGCATCATCAATGCTCATAGTCGGCATGTTGGCTAACTTACTCGCCATAGCTTCACGACCTTTAGCTTCATCGCAGCCAAGAATACCCATCACACGACCACGTTCAGTGTTTGCGACCGCGGTCGCATCTACAGCAGCTGGCTGATTCACTAGATCGGTAGCTTGTTCAGTCGTTGCTGCCGGAGCAGCCGCTTGTTGTTTATCTTTTGTTTCAATTGTCATGGTTGCTCCCATATTGACAAGGGTTTTACCTTGAGCATTTAAATGCTCAATCATTAAGCCAACAGCGTCCGCGCCATTGACCACTTCATCTGCGAAACCAACATCAACAGCATCTTGACCTGTATAGGTAGCTGCTTCGGTATCAAGTACCGCTTGCAAGCTCATGCCAATGTTGTTTGCCACCTTTTGTGCGAAAACCTGTCGAGTCCGAACTATTTCAGCCTTAAAACGGGTTTTAACGCTATCAGGCAATGCTTCATAAGGATTTCCATCAACTTTATGAGCACCTGAGTAGAATAAAGTGATTTCAGTGCCGTTCTTTTTTAATAACTGTTCGATATTAGTATGTGCCATCACGACACCTACAGACCCTGCTACCCCGGTTTGCGTGATCAAGCGGCGAGAACATGCTGAGGAAAGAGCTTGCGCTGCACTGCAGTGCATGTCATATCCCAATGACCAAATAGGTTTCTCTTTGCTACAGCGAGCAATTATATCGACTGCATCAAAACAACCTGCGACCTGACCACCTGGTGAATCAAAATCAAGCATAACCCCGCGCACATCTGGGTCATTCATAGCGAAATTGACTCGAGCAACAATGCCGTCGTACCCCGTCATGCCACTATACGGTTGAATAGAGCCGTATTTGTGCGCCAATGTTCCACTTACGGGGACAATGGCTACACCGTCGACTAACTTGTAGTAGCGGCTGCGATCATCGCTTACAGAGGCCGTTTTATTGTCACGGTATGTTGCGGCACTTTGTGCCATATCCTCGGCATTAAATACCTCTCCTGTAGCGCCATCAATAAGACGGCCAATACCCATTTCACCCGCCAATACCGAATAAAAAACCCGGGCATAGCCGGGTTCAAGTGCAACAGGTCGATTAAATGCCAAATTGGCAATATGAGCTAAATTCCTAACCATTCATTTGTCCTTCTACTTGATCGGGCGCAAACCCTTCAAGTTTCATGTAACTTGGTGGAGGTAAGCCTTTGTTTTTTCGTTCTTCAACTTCACGCGCTTGTTGAGCGAATAACTCCTGGTAATCTTTACCAAGTTTGGCAGCTTCTTCTTCATAGGTTGATAGACCTGATTCCATCAACAACACAGATTCTTTAACTTCCTTTAAACCATCAATGGACATGCGGCCAGCACCAATCCAATCGCATCGTGTCCATGCGTGGCGGCGCTCTTGGAACGTATAACGAGCCCCTCTCGGCAATGTAATGTCGCCACGGATCAGTTGTTCTTCAAATACCAACTCAAAGATTTGATTAGCAAATCGATTGGCTATGACTTTGCGACGACCCATAAAGTAACGCCATGAATCATTGGCAGAGGCTTTTAAAGTCGCGTAACTCATTTGACTGTAGTTTTTTGATAGCTGCGCATAATCCACCCCTAACCCTGCCGCTACATACCGAATTAATGAGCTTTCAAGTTCGCTAAAACCATTGTCAGCATTTCCGGCGGAGTGAATATTTATTTTATCGCCCGGGAATAAGTGGGGTAATTTTACACCGCCAAGCTTGACGCTATTGCCAGCATAATAATCACCGTAACCAGTCAATAACTTATCTAATGGATTGACTTGGTTGCCACCACCTTGGCCCGAACCTAGTAAAAACTGCATAGCTTCTTCTGAACCAAGCTCGGATTCTATGCTGGCAGCATACATGGCGTTCACAATCGCTTTTTGTAAAGTGGTGTTCTGCAATGTATCGAGCATTTTCAACTGTTCTAAGCTACTGAGGAACTTATTCACCCCTCGGCTTTGCCCAGCGTCGATTGGCTCGAATACATGGATAAAACCAACACGCCCGTTACTCAGCCGCTTGGTTACTCGACGCCATTGTTTGCCTATGCCAAATCGATTTCCACCTTGTTCAACATGGAAAGCCACAGCTTGGCCATGGCGGTTAAAATCAATCCCACCACGCAACGATTCACTATCCATCATCCTGCTGGGGTTAGTCACCTGCTTAGGTGAAACCATCCGAATGCACGTGGCCAGTGGTGAATGAACATCGCTGATCATTTCCGGTTTAGCCATGACTTCACCCGCAAATGCATGAGTCGCTATCCCTTCCCGCATGAGCATAGTAAATGTGCGCTTTCGCTCAGCATCGATGTAACAGTTAGGATCTTCTGCTATGTCTCTGAATGCGGCCTCAACATCTCGCACAAAACCCGTATCTGGCTTTATTCCAAGTAAATGCCAATTGGGTTTGTAGCTGAGGCGATATTCCGAACCAATAATGTGATCTTGGTGCAACTGCACACCATTAGCAGCGATGCCGTTGTTACGAATAACATCATCAGTTCTAGCTTGAGCCTGAGTTAAAACAGGAAGTAACGCAGCATCCGTACTTTGCAGCGGGACATTCCAATCTCTTAATTGACCGCCAAACCCTGCACCTGCTCCACGGAACGTTGCACTTTGACGATTAATCTGCTCCCGTAAAGGTGTTACGCCATCAGCCGCAAGGATTTGATATGTCATTAGAACATTACTCCTGCAGGCGGACGACGGCGTGTATTTGGCGTTCCAAGCTCAGTTTTTAATTCATCAATATAATTTTTTAGCTGATGAATGTTAGCGCGATTAAAATCCACGCGACGACCATCTTTCATAATTGACACGGCCATCGTGCCGGTCTGCAAGCTATGATATGCATTCTCAGCTTGCAATAGTTTCTCTTGCAATGTCATTTAGCCACCTTTTAGACGTTCTGCTGCAGCGCGAATACTACTCACTGCTGGTTGTTGCTGTACTGCAGGCTCTGGCTCTGTTAACACAAAGCCAAATCGTTGCATCAATATGTTTAACGCGGCATGAGCATAGTTCCAACCATCAAGCGCTTCATCAAATGAATGATACTGCTTCACCCATCGCCAGTTTCTCTGCCCTGACTTATTGATTTCTAACTTTTTAGAGGCACTGCATAATTGTTTGAAAAACTCATCGCCACAAATATCTTCGTCTACCGGGAAGTGAATACAACCAGGTACTGCTGTGTCGTCGGTGGATGGAGATAAACCTAATCGGCCATATAACCTAGCTTTTAGACCGTCTGTGCCGAGTCGGGTTAAATACACCTTTTTTGTATTCTTTTTCCGAGGAAAATTAGCGATGGGTTTTCCATATTGGTTTTCACCTTGAATAGGAATTACCCATAGAGAGCCATGACGACGACTCATTTCATAAACATCGTCTGTTTTATGGCCCATAGCATCCCAACACCAAAGCCTGACATCCATTGTTTCGCCGTTAACTTTCTTGTATTGGTTATACAATTTTTCACCGGCTGCTTTTTTTAGCTCGTCACTAGCTAGATCACCGAGTAGAACGATATGATCTACTAGCCAGCATTCTTCTCCTGCTCCCCACGCCCAAACGAACATCTCTATTCGATCGTCCTGAGTATCGATGCCGCCAGTTAATATCGAGGCCCTGTTGTGTATCGGGTTGTCAGCTCTATTGCCTACCCACCAAATCTCTCTGCGAGGTTTTAAATTCTCCCATTCAAGCTTCGAGGTGTTATCACCTTCCCATAGTTCACCCAATACCAGGTTAACAAAAGGCTGCAACTTAGCTGGGTCGCTGCCACAACTAAGGAACTCTTCAACTAGGCCTATCCAGCCAAATGATAAGTTCGTGCTATAACCTGCCCAACAATGAAGCCCAACTTTCTGAGGCGTTGCAACGGGGTCGTTAGACTCTGAGAAAAAGCGTTCACCATCTTTTGTCCAGGTACCATCTTCTGCTATCCAGCGTCCAGCTTTCTCCATTGAGAGCAGTTGGCTGTAATAAATATTTTCTTCACACTCTATGCAGCGATAGTGTGCGGTACGTGCTTTGGCTGTAATGCTGCTTTTGCTGTTGTCCCAATGAAACCCATGCTTACTATCTTTACCACCCCAAACTAAAGTCTGCAGGTGAGTGCAATGAGGGCAAGGCAAATAAAAGCGAAACGTTAAATCCATCTCAGACATCAATACTTCAATGTGAGATTCGCCGGAGACTGTCGGGGTCGTTCCCCATCGTTCCATAGGAAACGCCGCGCCATCGAGACGTTTTCTGGCAGGCTTGATAGGAGAACCTTCTTTGGCGAATCGCCAAATCCAACCGTCCACTTCATCACCAAACAAGGCGCCTTTCGTTAATCGGCGCATATTCTTTGGTGTATGAGCTCCTTTTATATCGAGAATCCAACCTGCACCAAATTTCTTCTTTGTCGTATTTTTCTCATTATTAGCGAACAAATACGGAAAAATCTTTCGCATAATGGGCATTTCTTCCCACGCTGCATCAATCTCGTCGACAGTAAAGTCTTTAGCATCATCTTCAGTTGGCTGATAGATAACTATGCTGGTGCCATACTGAGCCTGCAAACAACTTACAGCGCCGACTAGCATTTTTGAGTAACCAATACGAGCTGACTTTTGAAATGTCACTGCGCGAATATTGCGATTACACATCATGTTTAATGGAACAACCTGCAATGGCATGGTTGTCCATTGGCCAGCGGTTTGTGATGAACCAGCTGGTAAGCGAAAATGCTTGTCGCACCACTCGCTACCCGAGACCGGTAATACTTTCATCATCACTGATAATCCACGCTGGACCATCTTCTGGATCGCCATCTGTGTAATCTGAGAGATCGATTGAAATGTTTGCGCACTCATTTGCCGCCGCCGTTAATTCTAATGTCAGCACTTCAACAGCTTCTGGCGGCATGTCATGCCAAACTAATTTCATTTTAGAAATTAGACCGTCGTGAACCGAGGCTAAGTTCCCACCCACCTGCTGCAAGACATCACTGATGATAAGTAGTGGCCCGTAAGACTTCTCAAACAACACTCTCTTAGCCCGTTTCATTGCGATAGTCTCGCGCTTATCCTCAAGCTTTAACTGAAGTTCTATTAACGCTAGATTTTCATCATTTTCAGGTGGCTGTTCCTCTTTCGAAGTCACCGTATTGTTTTTTGATTTGTAAGTGATATAGGCATGAATACATGCCTGCGGATTCATGCCATCTCGCCCTTTGGCATCTGGCAGGATCCCTTGTTGTGTAAGGTTTCGGACCTGCCTAGCTGATATGCCCAAGAGCGATGCTATGTCCGACTGGGTAAACTTCTTGTCGGGATTGAATAAGCTGCTCATTCATAACTAAAGACCGGGAAACCGGAAACCTCCAAAATTAAAAAAAAATTCAACGAGCGATACCGTGCGGTTTAGCCACCCGTACATCGCTAATTGTCGCCAAAGGACCCATTGCGACCGTGGTCGCATTCTTGAGGCGCGGGGGGTGTAGTAGCTCTGATAGCCTTGTTGATTGCACTCTTAAGTTCAGCTCTTGCTTCATCCATCAAATGTGGGTTGCTCGTTGACTGTCGAGCCATAAGGCTCTCAAGAGCTGCACCCTGTTGGTTTAAAATTTGATTAAACATAATGCCTCTCTTGTTGCGCTGAGTAGTAATACACAATCCAATGTGCCACCTATATCACTATCAACTCTTTTCGTTGTTTGGCTCGGGTTTGCTGTAGTCCAATGGATCGGTCAGACTAAAGCTTTAATTGGTATTGATTTCCGTAACGCTTCTTCTGCCCGTACAGCTTTGTTACCCGTCCACATGGAAGTTGTTATCTACATATGTGTAATCTCTTTATTCAATGAGTCAAAGCGGTCTCATCATCGCACCGTAATAGGGTTAATTCTTCATATCTAAATAGACTCGAAAATCTGCTTAGATATAAAAAAGGCCAGCGAGTTTGCTGGCCAAAATTTCATGGGAGATAATTAAGCCTGACGCTTATACGTCAGGCTTAATATGTCGCTCTGCTTGTTTTTTCTCTACCCACTGTCTTACCTTATCTGACTTGTTAGCACACTTGATAAAAGCGGCCAGCCATACTGGATCACGTTGTACAGCCTGATCACGTGTTACCACTGGTTCGGCAAATGGTTTTTCGCAGGGTAGGTAATATGCTGATGGAGGGTAAACGTACTCAATTTCCTTTTTTGTCACCACTTGAGGAACGATAGTACTCCCACATGCGGTCAATGACAGACTGAGGCAAACGCCTATCGCCACAATCATCCACTTTGATTTCTTCATTCAGCAAGTCCTTTACATCGTTTACTGCACTATTCATACGATGATCAACATCATCGGCATATTTTTTAACATCAATAAAAGCCATTCGTTCATCAACCACCACTTTCTGCAACTCAGTGATTGAGGCATTAAGCGATTTATTGAATGTCTCGGCAACATTAAGCCCGGCCTGCAGTGTTGCTTGATTAGTTATTGCTGCGTCTAACTTGCCTTGCACTTGTTCTGCTTCAAATCTGAAATAGACACTGAGACAAATGAAGCATGCAGCAATACCCCACGGAACTAACTTCAATAACGTACTTAAGGCGTTAGGCATAATGCAGTCTCCTTGTGCCGGCGTTCAACTAAGCCTGCATATCGAACGCCACCACTAAACACCCAAAAACGTAACTCATTGCAGGCCCGTTTGTACTCGCCTTTATGGATGTACTTGTAAATGCGTGTCTCACTGCCGTCCGGGTTCTGCCTGAATCGCGTACAGCCTGTGTTAAATATAAATGATGTGAATGCATCAATATGCCCCTGGCTAATCAACACATCACCCTTAGAGTCAATGAGACATTTTTGTGCAGACTGGATGTTTTCAACCCAGTCCTTTGCTATTTGTTCATAAGTTTTGGTCTGGCCCGTTACGTTATGAGTGTTTCCGATTCCATCGGTAAGTAAACCTGCAGGGCATTTATACGGTTCAAGCCGACACCCTTCAGCATTCCCTATGATTTCAAGAGCCCTTTGCGACACCATAAGATCGCCAACAGGTTTCCCGTTAATTTCAACCGTCCCAATAGGCGCAGTAGAAATAATATCGGCTTGATATGCTCCACCGGTAACGATAGCGATAACCATCATTACAGAACAAACTACTTTGTTCTTTTTGTTCACTGGTTCATCTCCTTGATAATGTCTTGCTCTACCTTGTCGCGTAACAAGTTATGATTTTTAACTTTGAATACCCATGACAATATAAAAGATGCAATACCAAGAATTATGCCGCAAATGACGCCCCATTCATTAACAGAGAATAGACCGAAAGCTGCGGCGACAGACGCCCAAAAATTGGTTGAGCTTGTTGATATTTCATCTGCTTTAACTGTGAAGCTGGTGCCCAGCCACCAGATCAAGACCTTTGCTGGGAACTCTCTTACTGTCTTAAACATAGTGACTAGTCGTGCCTTAATGCACGCTCCTATAATTTATTAAATGAATCGACGGTAGACTGATAAGTCGCCTCTTCCATTTCTACGCCAATAAACTTTCGGCCCAGCTTGGCACAGGCTTTACCTGTAGAACCGGAGCCCATAAACGCATCCAGCACAACGTCTCCCTCGCGGCTGCTGGCCGTGATGATGTGTTCCAGCATGTCAGCTGGCTTTTCACAGGGATGTTTACCGGGATAATACGCAACGGGCTTGAAATTCCACACATCGGTATAAGGCACTTCACTGGTAACAGAGAAAGCACGACGCAAGTTTTCGTATTCTTGCTTTAGCTCATCGTAATGACGGCTTAGACGATGATAATCAGTGTTCAACACCTGATATTCTTTTTGCAACTCATCATGACTTCGATCAAGACTGCCGGCTTTATCAGCAAATAGCGCTTGCAGCTTTTCATACTGGTCTTGATTTGGAAGTTGCCACTGGCTATTGCTAAACCAGTGCGAACACATCTGAGTGCCAGTAGCCGCATTAATCTCTTTTGCTGAGATGTTTAACTTGGCTCTGGTGTCTCTGAAATAACTGATAAGAGGTTCAAATACTTCTTTCTTCAATGCTGCACATTTACTCGCGTAACCAGAAACGCCTTTGGCGTGACCTTCGGAGCCATAATGTTCTGCAAATAAAATCCGCTCAGTTGAGGGGAAGAACGATCTCAAATCGGGTTTGTGCATCCGACGCCACGGCCCATTTGGTTTAGCCCAAACGATATGGTTTAACACATTGAAACGCTGACGCATTAACAGTTCTGTATCTGCAGACAGCTTGTGACCACAAAACAGATAAACGCTACCAGACGGCTTTAGCACCCGCCAAAACTCCAATGTCACTTCATCAAGCCAAGCAAGAAATGTTTCAACATCGGGCCACTGGTTATCCCAGGCATTCTTTTTTACTTGAAAGTAAGGTGGATCGGTTAACACTAAATCAACGCTGTTATCAGGTAATGTCTTTAGATAAGAAAGACAGTCAGCATTGACTAATTGAATACTGTTATTTAAAAATGATTCCTTCAAGGTGCCTCCAAGCTAGGCGCTCTTGGCACTCTCCTTAACCATGATTTTGCATCGTCTGCACTTTATTGCGACAACACCACTAAATTCACATAATTTTGCACCGCAACGAGGGCAGCGCAGCTCTACTAATTTTGTCATCAAGTCCCACTTTCGTGTAGACTCCATTCGCTTTGCAAAGCTGAATGGGCCGTGGTTTGGCTTATGACTTGCTAGATAGGTCAAATGACAGTGGTGTGTTTGCGCACATCGCTGTCGCCCATCTCACTTGCAAATAATAAATAGCCACTTCCTCTCTACTATTACAGTAGGTCTCAGGTACTCAAGGTGGCTATATACGAAAAAACCTCGCCATTTGGCGAGGTTTTATTGCATCTGCAGTTACAAAAACCGCATGATAGAAACTTTATACACCAACTACCCTACCTTTTCAACTACATGTTGTGTTTTTTTATTAACTTTACACTACATGTTGTGTTATTGAGTTTAATAAGTCGTCCCCGACACTGGTAGTTATATGGCGGCCATCACTTATTTGAGATAAAGCCCCGGCTAAAAATAACTGCTGTATAACAAAGTCAACGTGAGCTTCACTAATGCTAGTAGAGGTTAGTTTCGTATTCATAATTGTCCCAGCGTTTTGTGGGCCACATGCAGCGCTTCTTAAAATATGTTCAACAAGATCATGCTGACCTTCTTTTATTAAATTCATGACTATCTCCTGGCGTTTATTAAGTCGCTGGAGACACTACTTGTTGTCAATAACGAAAGCCAGTCCTATTCATGGATTAATTAAAAAAGCACGATAACTACCTATTATTGCTACTAAAACACTGGCTGACTAAGGGGTTCATAGGTACGATACTCACACGCAATAAGCCAGGAGAACAATATGGAAACAATTAACGGTGTTTACCCGTCAAGCATTTGGAAGTTCAGTCTGCACAACCGCCCCATGGCCATGGAATACAAATACAAGCGAACAGTACGCGGCCATCACTACGGTATATTCCATGGGGACGACAATAAATTTTGGGTCGTTTCTGGTAGGGATATAAAAAGACTAAGAGACGCTGGATACGAACAAATTGAAGAATAAAAAAAGGCCGCTTAATTGCGGCCTTATTGTTTTAACAGTTATATCAAGCCACAGCAGTCAAATCATTAAAATGACTTTCTAAATAAATTGTTTTTCCCAATTTTTTAGCCAGATAATGCTCTGCTACAGCGCCGTCGCTTTTAGCCCAATCATCCAGCATCAACAACGAGGTGGCACTTCTTATCATGGCGCAGCAAATATCCATATACTCAGCTTGAGTTAAGCCACCTGGTAACGTGGCCGGATTGAGAACCACATAACCCTTGGTCTCTAGTTCTCCAGCAAAGTGATTGAACTTGTCACGATTAAAGTTATCGTAACCAGACATAGGCCCAGCAATATATATTTTTTTTAGCTCTTTACTGCGAATGTCATCGAGTAGGTTTTGAGCCCTAACACTTAAGATTTCAGCCTTACTGATCTCTGAATGCTGAATCATAATGTTGAAACTCTTGATTTAATGAGTTCATCAGCGTCGGCTTCCTTTAAATAATCACGAATTTCTTCTAATGGTACCTTTCGTTTTTCAAGGGAAATTTCTGGTCTACTGCTCTTTAAACTTTCTTTTGCAACTTCTAAGTAACAGTTCTCTGCATCTTCAATTTTTAAAAACCATTGAGCACCGTCATCACCTCCAAAAACCCCAAAAAGCGAAACGTAACCTAAACTAGATTTTGCTTTCAAAATTCTTTCAGCAGAACTAATGGCATACTCAAGCTGCCCCCTATCAAGACAACCTAAAAAATTATCTGTTCCTTTTCGGCCTATTGGGTCATCTTCAATAATATTGAGAATCGTCTTAGCACCTTTTAACATTTGTTGGAATCTAACCTTTTCTTCATCTTCATTAGATAGCTGTTCAAGGTGTTTGATTTGATCTAGGATTTTCTCTTTAGATGAATCTGATAAGAGTTGAATTATTGGTGCACTGTTCATTATCGATGTTTCCTATGCATTAGATTTAGATTTTCCGCGCTGATAGTGCGCCTCTTGGTATGCGTAACAACCAAAGTCAAAGCCAATAAGATCAGTGATGGTTTTGCATGTATTACACGGTCTTAGTGAAGGTATATGCATGTCAATAGAAAGTACCCTCATTGCATCGGCCAATAAGCTAAACTTATTCAGCAAATTATCTGAGCAAGAGTGCTTTCCTGATAACCCTCTTGTCCACGTATAGCCGCAAGTGCAACAGGTACATAAATTATTCTCTGGCATGATGTTTCCTATAACCTAAAGTAAGACTTCTATTGTTTCTTGAGTGATCACGCCTTGAGCCCACTCAACAACCTCATTTTTTACTTCCCTGATATTACCAATAGATAGAGTTATTCTATGCTGAGAGTTGAACCCAATGCCTGTTAAAATAGCCCCAAACGAACCTTCATATTTTCTAAGCGTTAACAGGTAACCGGCTATTGATGCGTACTCACATTGCTCTACTTCGTCATCTTTCCATTTAACGATGTAACTGCAAAACAGCGCATCTCTATACGCCTTTAACTCATCAATGCTCTCTTGAACATCAGCTAGTGCCTCATGCTTGTATTCTTTTTTAACCAAGCTTTCTATTTCAGGCCTGAACAAACGAACGGCCAAATTCAATGCAGATACATCAAGCTGGCGATAGCACAGATAATCATGAAGCCTAATCATCTGACACATGATGTATGAACGATCAAACATGATTGAGTTGCCAGCCATAATGGCACCACGTTTCTCTTTACGATTATAAGACTCAATGCCTAATGCTTTTAAATGATCTATTATTCTGCTTTCAGCATCTGCTAAAGTTAATGTCGAAGACCGAACCTCGTCAAGCAATCCACTCTTCGTATGGGTATTAATAGCCCATTCGTGAGACTCGGAAATACGAGATTCTTCTTGATGAATAACTAATCGCAATGGATTTCCAACATGATTAAGTTTTTCATCGGTAACAATAAGAGCAACTTCAAAAATAGGATAAAACTCCATTCCTAGTTGACCGTTATCTAAACGACCATTAAGTCCGCCAGTTTCTAAATCAATCCATGCTAAATACATTTTATTCATCGCTATCATCCCCAGTGTCGCTTATGACAATTCGTTCAAAAGAAACGTTCTTTTGAGCTTTCCGCCAATGCGGAGTATTTTCGTTAAGCCAGGACACTGCTTCAACCTGCGTCAATGACAAGTTAGCCATAACATAGGCTTGCAGTTCGCTGGCTAATGGATTAACCACGGTAATTAGGCTTCTGTGATGCATGTTGTGGCTGTGATGCATGTTGTGGCTGCGGTGCATATTCTGGCTGCGGTGCGTATTGAGGCTGTTGAGGTTGGTGCGAGTTATGCTGTGGTGCGTGTCCTTGTGCAGCATGATTAGATGAATTAGGTCTGCTATCAAGCATTTGCATTTCAGATACGACAATTTCAGTTTTATAGCGGTCTTGACCAGTTGTTTGATCTTGCCACTTACTTGTTTGCAATTTACCTTCTAAGTAAACCTTGGCCCCTTTTTTAAGGTACTCTCCGGCAATCTCTGCTAAGCGACGATACATAACAATATTATGCCACTCGGTACGTTCTTGCATCTGACCTTGTTGGTCTTTCCACGACTCACTTGTTGCAATAGTAAAATTAGCAACTGCATTACCGTTGGGCATGTAACGTACATCAGGATCTTTACCTAAGTTGCCCACTAAAATAACTTTGTTCACTGAACCGCTAGACATTATTTAGTCTCCTTAGTGAAATCTTCAAAATCAACGAACCCACCAAACGACTCGCCTAAGCGATGATTAAGAGTGCTAACTATATTGGCTGTAATTAATAAGTCTGCAAAGAAGTCGGCTTCCTCTTTTTTTTCATATGGTGAAAAATCAAGTTCATCTTTAGGCAGGTAGTGAAGTTTGCTTAATGAGAAAGGCTTAATTCCTTTCTGAGTAGTTAACGTGAATATCCAACTATTAGATGAATCGTCTTCAATATTTTCTCTCATGAACATATCGGCTTGAACGATATCGGTACCTGAAAGCACTTCAAGTTGAGCCTTACCAATATGGATACCATCAAAGCAAATCTTCTCTGTTGCTTTATCGCCTATAGCCTTGATCTTGCCATAGACATCTATCTCTATACCATTTGCTAAATGAGCATCGTTTTCACATAGGTTTAGACAAAGAAAAAGGCTAGGGGATGATTTAGTTAAACCTGATGCAACTCGAAATGAACCTAATGATTTACGGATAAGAGCTAAGACGTTTTCACACACAATAGTAGATTTAGAACCGATGTAGATCCAACCGGCTTTGTTGTCAATGAAACCACTCACTATTTGTGTGCTAGGCAGCTCCATCTTTAGTAAATCTTTCTCAGCATTTTCTCTGATATCACTTTTTAACTGCTTAGTAACGGGCGTTCCTCTTGCTTCTATTTCAGCAACTCGCTTATCAGTTAATGCATTAACTTTTTTGGCCGGGACTTTTTTTTCATCAAAACGTAAGTTAAAGCCCAAAACATGCTGTACCTGCACAACCAATTCATCCGGCCTTTCTACAATAGGGCAGACAAACCCACTAGCGTACCGGCTTGTTTCGTGGGCAGGAGTGAATATAAAATTACTAAAACTAACATTCAACTTAGATTTATCTAACTCAAAGCTAAGCAGTTTATAAGCGGTACATTCTCTGAATATCATGAGTGTTTCTCTTTGTTATTTATAAATTCAACACAGACACCATCCCCTTTTGCGACCACGGTCGCAAAGTGAGAGTTGTTATCTATCCAAACATTGTTCTCACAATGATAACCACTTATTTCGAGGTATACCTCTGCAGCAAAGTAGCTTTTAAAAAATGGTGTTAACGAAATAATCTGCATAATGATTGTCGCCTCTATGCTGCATGGCATAGCTTTTGATAATCTTGGTACCATAACTGCTGAATGTAATGATCTCCTGGACGATTAAGCACTTTCCAGCTGGATATTGCAGCTTGTTTGTTATCAAATGGCCCTGAGTAAAAATGGCAGTTAGGACACATAAGAATAAATAGGCCCTTGTTACGGTTTACTTTCCATTCAGGCAACCATTTCTGTTCGCAATCTAATTTGAACTCGATGTTGCATAAGCATGTTGGGATGTTGTTTGGGAGTTTTTTCGCGGCGGCTTCGTTCATACACATAATCTAAACCTCTGTTATCAATTCTCTCTACAATAAGGAGCAAATCATTCCAGCGTTTTGCCCACGTTTTTTCCCATGCTTTTATGCTTTTATTACTCATGTCAGCAATTTCAGCGTGAGTTAACAACTCGACTTTTCCATTAACTCGACGACGAACTTGCTGGCATGAAAGAAGTGCTAAATAACGAATAAGCTCAGATGACGCACGATTAATCCTGCCGGTCTGTTTTTTATGAAATTCATGCAATACTTCAAAAACAACTAATTCAGGAGGCATGGCCTCTGCGTCGCTATAGCAATAATTCATCCATTGGCCGCTACTGTGTGGCGCTTGATTCATTAACTTAACGATACGGGTATGTTCATATGCATTGTGAGGTAAAGGCACTATGGGCTTCTTAAAGGTGCGACAAGCCAATGTTGTGATCGACTGAGCTGCAAATCGTTGAATAGTCTCGTTACCATCAGAGTCAACACCAACAACGATTTCACGCTGAGGTTTAGATAAATACTTTTGCTGGCCAGCTGCATTATCTTCAAAACCCTCAAGCTGTCCTCGGGTTCTTGGGACAACTAACAAAGCCATACGTAGCTCTTCTCGTAAACCTTCAGCGTTATATCTCATTACTCACCTTTTTTACTTTTGAATAGCTGACTGTTCGCCATGGATAAATAAGCCGACGGCATTACTCCACTAGCTCTATTAATGGAACCTAACTCAACAAAGCATGTTGCGATCAATTCAAAAAGTTCATTAGACAGCTGCTGCATATCTGCTGCCCCATCGTTTGAGTTGTACACCCCATCCATCGCAGGCTTAGCATTCTGTAATACGTCAGCAAACTCTCGAGACACATCTGATAAATGTGACTGCATTTCTCGTAAATGTGATGGTTGTCCAATAGGCGAAAGTGGCGTATAGAAAGTACCCATCGCACCACATACATCATTCATACATTTGACTTTAAAGTTACTTGGTAATGCTGCTATCCACGCAAAAACAAAATCAGCTGGCATAGGTGACTCACCTTTAATGATGCGTTCTATCTGCTTGCATTTTGTTTTTTGCCAACGTAGAAAATCCTCTGCTGAATCTGGACATGATTCAAATGAACATGATTCAGTTAAATTGGTAAGTAATGGGCCTTTAACAAACTCATCTCTACGCACGTTTGATGAACTAAAATAATTCAGTGTATGTCTAATGACGATCTTCGCTAAGTTGCTGTCGTTCTCTCGACATTCCATTGTCACTTCTCCTAATTTAATCTATATAAAAGTCAGGGTGGCTTTCTGGTTTAATCAAGTGTTCAAGTGTGAGGCCATACTTTTTATACCTATTGACTAGGTTCAAACAGACACGACCTGAAACATCATGATCTTCACCACGCTCAAGACGGCTAATTGTCGCCCTGCTGCTGTCAACTTCCCTTGCTAATTGATCTTGAGAAATAAGATCGTGCTTTCTGCACATGCGTAATGGTGTTTTCATTATTTGATTTTTTCATATATGGGATTTTTAAGCAAGGCAAAATTTCCAGTGGTGGTTTCCAAATTTGAGCATTTAAGGAGATAATGTATATATGCAACTACATCACTTACTAAAGACTGAGCGCAACAGGCTCGGCATAACTCAAACTGACGCTGCTCACGCTATGAGTAGCTGGAAAATTGACGTCTCTACATCAACGGTTTCCAGAATAGAATCTGGATGGCCACCGTCTTGGGATGTTGTTAATGGATACTGCCGTCTTTTTGGATGGAGCCTATCTGATCTCGAAAAACGGTTACTCGGTGATGTACCTGAACAAGAGCAACCATTACTAACTAAAGTGGGTAGTTATGTTGCTATTGCGAACTGGTCTAATCCAGAGGGGTGGTCTACTCAATCAATAAACACAACTAACAACCACAATAAAATATTCATAACGGGGAAAGTCCCCAAGAATACATTTGCACTGTATGTCAGTGGCGACTCTATGATGAATAGTGATGCAAGGGAAACATTCCCCAGTGGATGCCTGATATTAGTGGACCCGGGCCAAATACCTAAAAACAGGGATTTTGTGGTCGCAATAGACAGCAAAGCCAACGATGCAACATTTAAAGAGTTGATTGAAGACTGCGGAAAGATGTACCTTAAACCTCTAAATACTCAATACCAGGTAAGAGAACTGACTGAGTCAACTACCATCGTTGGTGTTGTCTTTAGAAAAATTGAAGATAAAATAATCTAACAACCCCATATGGGAAAAGTATAATTCCCATACGTGAAAAAATCGTTTACTATTAAAGAACAGTAGACGGTCAAATAAGGGGTAGTTTAATGAATAATAAAACAGGAATTTGCTATCTATTTGATTTTAAAAGACTTTTAGTAAAAATGACGCACAAAAAAAGCCCTAGTTGTGGCGACTGGGCTTTTTTGTAAGGACGGCTAGAAAACAAACCAACCTCAACGTGGTTTAATTCTAGCTGTCTACCTGTGTATGTGCAACCTAATTTTTGCCTTTGGCAAAATATTTATAGCGCGGCTATGCGCTAAACACGGACAGTAGATGACACACTTAGATTTATCATTTGATGAAATTGAAGAAGCACTCAATTTCCTCGATCCCAATCTCCCACTAAAAGAGTGGTCGAAGATAGGCCGTTCCTTAGCCTCAGAACACGGAAATAACATCCGTGACATCTTTGAACACTGGTCAAGTAAAGGCTCCAGTTATCATGAAAAAGAATTTGATAAACACTGGCGCAACTTCATTAATAAAACCAAAAGCACGAGCTTTGGTTCATTTATATATGAAATAACACAAGCCGGCTGGTCTCCAAAAAAACAAACTCTATCTGAAGAAGATAAGCAAACACGCAAAGCTGAATGGCTAAAGCGTAAAGCTGAAGCCGATCTTCATCGTGAAAAAGTTATCAAGCAGCAATGGGATAACTTAAAAGAAGAGCAAGCACTATTTAATAGCTGGCCTATCAATTTTTCGCCAACAGGTTATATGCGCGAAAAACAAATGACCGAGTTAACAAAATATATCGATGCTAGATTAGGAAGGGACAAGTTTAACAATGCTTGTCTTTGCTGGCCTATTTATAGTGAATTATTTAATAAAGGTGACTTTTGTGGGTTCGAGAGAATTTTAGATAAAAAAGTCAAAGTTGGTAACCGAGTTTTAAATAAGTTCGCTAGCGACAATACCAAGACTGATGCTGGATTTGTGACATTTGGTAAAGAATGGGTCCACGGTCGCAAACGTGTATTTGTCGTTGGTGGTTTAGCTGATGCTTATTCTGCCCATGTTACTTCTGGTGAAGTTATTGTCACCCCAATTGGTGAGGACAACATCCCTGACATCGTTAAAAAAATCCGTACTCAATATCCAGATGCTGAAATAATCACAGCACCAGACAACGACAACAAAGGTCGCTTGGTAATAGATAGAGCCGGCGGTATGTGGACGTTGCCTCAAAGCGAAGGTAAAGACTGGAGTGATGTTTATCTTACTGAAGGTAAAGATGCACTATTAAGCCAGTTGTTTAATGTGCGCGGATTTGAAGTTGTAACATCAAATACACGATACTTGTCTGCATCAATACGTAGCGGTTTAAACATGCTGCGTTCTGGTATGGGTTCAGGTAAAACCACCGTTGTTCGAGGTTTTATCGAAGACAATATAACAAAGAAAATACTCATCGTTTCTCACCGCAGAGCATTAGCTAAATCTATTGAAAGCGGAATAAGCAGTAAGGATGTAAAAGTTCAATATTATGAAGATTTGGTTATTAAAAATGCGCAAGGCATAGATGCTAACTTACCATTGCGTGAAGCCCAAATCTTAGTTTGTTCTGTTGATTCATTATGGCGTCTAGCGGGTTCGCATTGGGATGTTGTTTTCGTTGATGAAGTTGAACAAAATTTATTTCAATATTATGCCAAGACCATTGCTCATGGTGAGCATTGCTTAAACTTCCTATCGTTTGCTCTTACTCATTCTGAGGTTCAAATACTGGCAGATGCTCACCTGGGCGATCTGACTAAGAACTTCTGCAATTATATCGGGCTCCAATCTGGTGTGCTTTATCATAATGAATACCAAATAGGCCAAGGCAAAAAACTCTATATCTATGAATCAAAGGCTCATCTAACTGAGGTGATGATGCAAAAATTTATGGATAATAATAAAGCCTATGTTTTTGCTAATTCTAAAGAAGACGTAAAGAAGATGGCGCAAGCCGTCGAGATTGAACGTGAAAGAGGCAATTACAATGGCAAGGTGTTAGTTGTTCATGCCGATGTAGCCAACGAAAAAGGCGTGGCCGAAGCATTAAAAGATATCAATGCCATTGTTCCTGAGCTTGATGTGATCATAGCAAGCCCGACTCTTGGTACCGGATTTGATATTAAATCCGAAAGCCATCTTTTTAAACAAACTATTGGTTTTTTGACCAGTCGTGTTGGTACATCAGAAGAAGGTCACCAAGGATTAAACCGGGCCAGAGATATTAAAGAGTTTCATGTCTATGTTGACCCTGCTGAACGCAGCGAACCAGAGAATGCTGATTACATACGTAACAAGCTAATTGAAGAAGTATCTGCAGAAACCATGCGATTACTTACTATTGATCCTGATACTGGTGAATATGCCCGGAAAAACGCACTTTATGAATGGCTCTATGGTGAAGTAAAAGCCAAAGCTAATTTATCTCAAAACAGTTATAAAACTCGCTTTTTAGAATTAGCTAAAGCAGATGGTTATAACATCATTGAAGTGGCTAAGAATGATCTAGCAGCTAAGTTAGGTTGTGAGATACGAGAGCAAGCGAAAGAGCGTACAGACAGAGAGCTGCTGCGTGATGTCACTAATGCAACGGTTCATACAGGCCAAGCATTCGACTACATGATGAATAATGGCGAAGACTTTACGCCTACCGAAATAAGTAAATCAAAAGTAGCCCACGACTTAAACCTTGAAGATGCCTCCGAGGATGAAATGGACGCGCTTTATCCATTAGCTAAAGAAGTTTATGACAAATTTAAAGAAGATGGCGAGAACATTAAGTTTAATGAAACAGATGCGGCAATGGTATTTCCACAATCAATTAACAACGCCGTGGCATCAGCATTAACCTACAAACAAACGAAAAACCGATTTGTTAATAATCTGAAAAACCTAGCTTGGATAAATGTAACTCCAAACACAGCCAAGGCCCTCGATTTAAAAGACGTAGAACACGCAGAGAGCCGAGTGAGTTGGCGTCATATTTCTATTCGCCGCAGTCACATGATTAAGTTTTTACAAGCTGCTGGGATAGATGAAGATTTGAACTATAACGGTAAGCAATGGACTGCCGAAGATCTGAATAAAATAATAGGGCCTTGGTTAAGGCAGAAACGCACTCAAGACAACCTGTTTAAGTACTCTGGTGTGACAGTAACAGCCAATGCCTTAGAGAACCCCTGCCAGTGGTTTAACAACCGCCTGAAGTCTTACGCCATCCCTCTTCAAGCAAATAAGAAGCGAGATAGAAACGGCAAGGCTATCAATGTGTATTCGGTTGATTTTGAAGCCTTTGACGGCATAAAGGCACTTGTGGCCATGCGTACAAGAGGGATAGAAGAAGCACTGACAGAAAACGGTGATGCCATCAATGTTGAAGCCCTAACTAATTCAGTCACTAGTTTTATAGATAAAATTGAAGCGGGTGATATAAAAGCCGGTTACAGCGTTTTATTCAGTAAGCTGAACAAACGCTGCGCCTTGGCTGGACAAGCGGAACTAGGCGATAAACTGACTCATGCATTCGCAAAAATAGCCCATTTATTTGATGATAAGCACATCGAAAAAACTGATCCACCTTTGCCAGTTGTTATTAGTAAACAAATTGGTCAAGGTGGATCAAATAAGATCGCGATAGATCCCTATGAAAGTACCATGGTCTCTAATATTGAGGGGGAGGAAAGGCTTAAAGAACCCCAAAGATTCCACCATCTATCTCAGACATTGACTCCTGAGCATTTAGCATTTATTGAAACGGTCGCTGACATAGCAATTAATAAATATAAGCTTGAACCCGGCGCTGTTATTGATGTGATGATACACGAGGGGATTGAGGTGTTTAAAGGCGACATAGCAGCTTGGGCGTCTACTGTTCGAGATATTATCAATTGGGACGACATAGGGGAGTTTGTGTGATGGGAATTGAAACTAGATATGTAAGTCAAAAAAGTGTTTGGTGTTCAGATGAAGAAGAGCTTGTTAATGACATTAGTGGAAAGCTTGATAGATTAGGATTGATTAATGATCATAATCATAAGCGTGAAATTCGTTATGCCATAGCCGAAGAACTTGAGAGATATACTATTTTTGAAGATGACACATTACCACCCACGAGAAAGTTTTGGTGGAGGCTTCTTTATACGTTCATTATCATTTTTCAGTGGTTGCTGTGGCCATATTGTTTTTATCGTTGGTTAAGGACTGGTAGCTTTAGAGTTAACCCTAAAAGTAAGCTAGGAATCTCTCTTAGCAAGGTTTACTTATCAATTAGATAATTAAGAATACCTATCCACAGTTAGTGTGGACAAAAAAAGCACCGCTAATGTCGGTGCTTTTTTGTGTTAAATATTGCAGATTTCACTTTATGATTTATCTATACTATCTAAGTCAATTAGTTAATAAGGGAAACCATGTCGAGCTTAGTAAATAAAGGAATGAAAATTTGGCTTGCAGTCATTGTTGCAGTAGTTGTTTACGCTGTTATCGTGTCAGCCTTTGATAGCACTCCACAACCAGTTCGAGACGCTAAGAGTGCGTTGTATTTAGAATATAGAAACATTTACCAGCAGTCGGTTTGTGACTCACTTGAATTAGAAAACACCTGGTACATTCTATGTCACCCCAGCGAACTGGCAGCAGGCGGACTATTTGAAGTGCATTTTTCAGATATTGATAGTCACAGTTATGAATTGTTAGCGGCCAATGGTAAAGGCCAGCAGCATGCTGAGATATTTAAAGACCTGCAGGTGATTCTAAACAAAACCAGCATTATTCACCCTTCCGACTTAATGATGGTATTTAAAACTGAAATAGAAGGCTAATAAAAAGCCGCCTTAAGGCGGCTGTTTATCTTTTATCGTTGCCAGTATTTAGAATAGTTCTCCTGGTAACTGGTTATAGCATCGTGAACATAATCCAATCTACTACCGGGGCCAGACACTTCACAAACAATTGTACCCCTGTGTTTTATTACCGCAGTCCACCAGCCATCTTTTTTTAATGTAAGTACAGTTGGCGTTTTAGGTAAGCTGCAGCAAAACTGGTATTCATCCCATGCAATCCTCATTGCCTCCATCGAGTTTTTTGCATCGACAGTAAAGTCATAATCAATATCATGATGATTAATTATTACGTACCAATATCCAGTATCTAATTGTTTAGGAATAGTGAACTTTGGCTTACTAGGATGGGTCTCGTTGTTTTCTTCATGGATTACTTCAGCTTCAACTTCAACCTCCGTTTCTACCTGCGGCTTCTTAGATTCACTGACTTTTGCTTTTTTCTTTTCAGTGGAAATAACTTCTTTATGCAAAATACTATCAAGTGTTGTATCAAAGCTTAAAGCCTCTTCTACAATGGCTAGGTATTTTCTAATGGTTTCATAGTTGCCACCAAAATTTCCCTTAATAGCTCGTTGAGTTATTTTTATATCTGGATCTTGCTGTATCAAAGATTTGACGTTGTCGTGCATTCTGGCCAGCGCTTTTGAATCAGCAATATCAGCATGAGCATCGAATTTTTTAAGCTCGCCAAGTCTATCTTTTGCCTCAGCAACTATGCTTTCCCACTTATCCCCAGGTCGCAATATTTTAAATTGTTTATAGTGGGCCTGCGCTTTAGGATCAGAATGGCCAAGCAGAGTTTGAAAGAACATATCCTGGTCCATTTTAGCCCAGCGCTTATCTGTATCGAAAAATAGCTTGAAGCAGATAGCGGCATAAATAGCGCGAGTATCTTTGAATACCCATTGTCGATTTGGAATACCAGTATACATATCGGCATCTTTCATCATCGCACGCATAAAGTCGTTTAAGTATGCCGCCGTTCTGTTATGTACCAACTCGTTGAATTGATAGTGGCGACCACTATTTAATTCAGAGATCATTGATTCTATTTTGGGGTATGCACGTAGGGTGTCAATTGCAGCTAATACGGTATCGGCTTTTATTAAGCTATAAATTTCAAAAGAGTTTTCGTGGTCAACTCCGCCACGTTCTTTTGCTTGACCTGAAAAAGTTAGCTTATAAGTTCCAGCTTTTTTAAATTCGCCTTGAACCAGTACCTCAATAGCGCGTCTACCAGTAGCCAACGCGATACCAGTAGCTAAAGCTTCCCAGCTCCAAACCTCAGCATTAATTGGCGAAAGCAAAAACTCACATCGAGACATTATTGTTGGGTAATCTATGTCTATCGTATGGCCTTTTTTGGTGGCCAATGCGAAGGCACTTGTTTCTGACGATACAGCAGAAGAGAAAGAATCCTTTACTAACCAGCGCATAATCTCGTGGTCTATTTTTAAACCTTCTAGTTCCTTAAATAAATTTTCACCATCGTCAAAAACCTCAAATAAGGCCATTACTTTTTGGCCCCGGTCATCTTTATTGACAGGTTTTAAGTTTTGTATTTCTGCTTGCCAAGGTTCAAATGACTTTGCTATCTCGTTTATTTTTGATGCATAACGCGGGTCGTTTACATCTACAGCTGCTAGTGCTTTCTTAAGCCTGTTAATTTGCAGCAGTTTGTCTTTTAATGCTTTAACCCCTAGTCGTGTATTATCTAGAGTTTGATTTTCTAGTGCTTCAATCAAATGCTGGCACCGAGGGTACTTGCCCACTAATCGCTCCAAGGTGGCTGGTAACGAATGGTGAAGCCAACCTTTAGCCGTAACTTGATTGCGAATTTTCGTCAGATATTTGCTGGCAGTATTATGTGCAATAGCATTGCTTTTGTTCTTTGCACGCTGCCCATACAGCGCCCTAGTCACTTTATCAGCTTCACGCCGGAACGACTGGGTCTTCTGCCCTTGAGTTTTATCACTCGCGTCAATCTCACTAATACCTTTAAACATTTTATCAATAATGTCATCTAGGTCTATTTTTCGACTTCTTTTATCTATATCGCTGCTGTTCATAGTTTTTCTCCTGACTGTTTATGTGTGCATTATATAACACTTTAAAATAAGGT